TCTTTCCTGAATGTACCAGACATGCAACAGGAAGCTCAAGCTCCCTTACAATTGCATTCTGCTTTTCAATAGTTGTTTCATCAGATTCTATTAATGCATATCTGTAATCAGCTACATTATCATTTCTTACACCTTGTCCATCAAGAGGGTTGAATCTTATCCAGGCGCCAACTTCTTCCTTGCAATCGCCAATTACTGCACCAATATCTCCATCACATTTGTTCAAGGCTTCAATTAGCTGACAAGCAGTTCTGTCCCAACATCCTTTAGTTGGAAAAAATTTATCATCCTTTTTCCAAGACTCAGTCACATATCCAACATTATCATCACCTTCAAACAGTATTGATAGGTATTGGATCAGCTGCTTATGTGGTTCCCATATTAAGGGTTCATGCACTTCCTGACCCTCAATCCAGTTCTTATCTATTATCTTCAATTCTTCATGATCTCTGCCAATCTCACTGTCCCAATCAAGGGACTTGTGCTCAAACTTTACCGGAGGTTCCCAGCCATAATTCTTAGCCATCTGCACAAGTGTTCCAGCTGTAACGGGATTGCTGATATCCTGTTGAAAGGAGTCCCACTTGGTGAAACATTCTCCACTGTGATACCTTTTCGTATCTCGTCTGCTCCACTCATCCCAATCACTGGCAGTAGCTCCTGTGTGCTTAAGAGCCATCCCTATGGAAACCCATTCGCTGTAGTTGAGCATTCCTGGATCTATATATTCTAGTAATTCAACCTCTTTAACCATCTTAAGCTGTTTCTCCTTTGTAGGTATGTGGATCAACTGATGATGGAACTCTCCATCTATTTGCAGCTATTCTGTTTATCAAATCTCTTGCGTTGCTAAACTGCCATGTTCCTACATTCTTGAAGCCCTTTTGTTCTAGAAACCTTATTTGCTTTGGAGTAGTAAGACCTTCGTTTCTTCTCTTATCTAGCCTGTCCAATATTTTTGCTGCCTTTCCTGCACATTCAACCTGGTCTGGGAATATTCCAAGTTTTTCAAGGGACTTCACTTGTTTATCTGAAGCTGGTCCCATCTCCCAACCAAAAGCTGGTACATATCCAGCAAGGTCTTCAGCTTGAATACTCATCTCGAACTGCAACGGATCCACAAGCTTTCTCTTTCTATTTCTCATTTCCTTAAGTTGTTTGGCCAGTGATTCCTCACGTTCTGAAACAACATCCTGCTCCGCTGATTCAACCACTGCTTCGATATCTACAGGACATCCTGCTTCTTCAATCTTCTCTGTCATCTTCTTGGCCACTTCTTCACTTTCACAAATCAAGTGTGCCGGATGACAAAGCTCATGTCTTTCTGAATTCCAGAGGAAGTCTAAAAGCAGCAAATCTTCTTTCCCTGGAGAAAGCCGGGTACCTCTTCCTACCATCTGACAATAAAGACTTCTTACTTTTGTAGGTCTCAAGACCACTATGCAGTTTACCGCTGGACTATCCCATCCTTCAGTCAACAACATTGAGTTGCAAAGAACGTTGTACTTATCATTCTCAAAATCTTCAAGGACCTCTGCTCTATCCTGGCTTCCACCATTTACCTCTGCAGCCCTAAAACCTTTAGTGTTAAGAATTTCTGTCATCTTCTGACTTGTCTTAATAAGAGGAAGAAATATAACAGTCTTCCTGTCATAGCAAGTTGTAACCATCTCTTCAGCTATCTGCTCCAAGTATGGCTCCAATGCATTTCCTAGATCTCTTGTACTGAAATCACCTGCTTGTTGTGCCACTGATGTTAGGTCTAACTTCAATGGAATCGTCTGTGCCTTAATTGGTGAAAGAAATCCTTCTTTAATAGCTGCTGGAAGAGTGTACTCATAAGCAAGGCTTTCAAAATACTCTCCCAGGTCCCTCATATCTCCTCTATCTGGAGTTGCAGTTACACCTAATACATGCGCATCCTCAAAATAATTAAGGACCTTCTGATAACTAGATGATAAACAGTGGTGGGCTTCGTCGACTATGATTACATCAAAGTGATCCTTCTTAAACTGATTGAGCCTTTTATCTCTCATCAATGTTTGAACACTTCCAACTACAACTCTGAACCAACTGTCCAGGGAAGTGTGCTCAGCCTTTTCGACTGCACACATTAACCCTGTAGATTTATTCAATTTATCAGCTGCCTGGTCAAGAAGCTCTCCCCTGTGAGCTAGAATTAAAACTCTCTTGCCGGCTTTGACCATGTCTTCAGCTAATTTACAAAACACAATTGTCTTTCCACAGTTATGCGTTATTGTGAAATCATCAAGCAAATATCTATTATCACTATCAACTGTGAAACCATAGTACTCATCATTTTGAAGACGCTCAACGTTGAATCCAGTTCTTAACACACTTTTTTTCTGTAGCCTTCTTGACTGTTTTTTTCTCTCGACTTTGCAGGGAATGATTGAACAGTCCCCACTAATGGATACTCTATGATATATCCCGGTGAATCCTGGGCAACTCTTTTCACATTCAGTTATATAGGCTGCCAAGCCTGCTGACCTACACATGAATGCTAAATCTTCTGATAACTGCCTTGATTTAGATATAAAATCATAACCACCACCATGATCTGAACCATCAGTATCAATAAGTCCTGCAATCACTTCTAGCCTAATTTCAATAGGAGCTGTTTTGTAATCTTCTGGAACGAATTTGTTACCAGATCGACATCTTCTCATTCCAAGATTAGTCAATTCTTGATGCAATCTACTTCCTTTGCAGCCAACTCCATCACCTTTGAAAATATAGGTTTTTGCTTTTCCTGCATCTTCAGCATGTAAATACATTCCATAGTTGTCAGCTTCCTTCTCAAGAATTTCAAGGATCTCTGGATCAGGTGTAGTGACATTGATTGTATGACCAAGCCCCCCATCTCCAAGTAGAACCCCTACAAAATAAGGTGAAACAGTCATGCAGCTATTTCTGTTTTCAAATTCATGAATCATTCCAGATCTAATTAGTTTATGCAAGTGCTTCTGATTATTAGACCAGGCAGTCCATTCCTTTACAGTGACATCAACCAATTCCCCTTCTCTTTTCTGACAAGGATATTTAGGATTCTTTCTTTCTGAAGTTCTAACCAAAGTCAATTTATGGTCTTCATTAACAATGAAGGGTTTTCCTTTAACAGGTGTAATTCTATACATAGCTCCAGCTCCGTTTGTCAAATGTAGAACATTTCTTGCTTCTCCATCTGCTCCCAAAAGTTTATCTCCAATTTTTACATCTTCGACAAGCACATTGCTTCCGTTCGAGAGTAATACTTTTTGACCTTTTGCATGACATCCCGTAGGTAGTACCAGGAGAGTTCTTTTGATTTCTTGCCACTGCTGCTTAATACTCTCCTTTGCTTCTTCTTGGTATTTTCTCAGCTTCATATGGCATCACCTAAAACTTGCCTTGGTTCCAGTTCTGTTGCTGAGAAGGTTGTTGGCCTTGTTGTTGAGGTTGCTGCTGATATTGTGGAGCTTGTTGACCAACTGGTTGCCTCTGAACTTCATTTGGCTCATAGAATTCCTTTATCTCATTTGAATACTTTTCCTCGCCGTTCTTATCTTTCCACGCTCTAGGTTCAACCTTACAGACACCTCTTGATCCAATAACTCTATTCCAGTCCATCTTTAGCTTTTCTCCCTTTTTTCTCTGTCCGATTCCCATGAAGAATGCACACAAAAATCCTTCTGTTTTCGTATGTAAAAACAAATTATGTTTAATAGTTACATCACCTTGAGGTGAATTAATCTTCACATGAACTATTGCTTTATTACACGGTGGCATCTTTTCACTTCCTGCATGTCTAGCTCTTTCAAAACTTACTACCTCAAAATTATAATCGCCTCCTGCCAATATAATAAACTCCGGTGAATCATTTTCAATAGTATCTTCCCATCCAAATTCTCTCTCATTCATATCTATGCTTCTCCTCTTCTCATTTTATTTATAAAATCAAATATCAATTCCCATGCTCCAACTAAACATCCGTCTATAAAGCCCGGATCATAATTCGCTATCGGAGTATCAAAAGTATAATAACCTCTCTTGCTTACTGCTCCTCTTATTTCAACACCTGTTACACTGTTTGTTATCATCATGTCCGCAAGAGCTTTCGGAGCCCCTTCTGTATCGAGTGTTGATTCAGCTGGAGGATCGTTGTTGAATATCTCGTCCACCTTTTTTCTTTCTTCTGCAGTAACTGGCTGGAATACTCCGGCAGTCACTGGATCGGGTGTAGGAGGTGGTGTTACATTAACAGGTGATTCTGTAACATTTTGCTGTGTATTCGTAACTTCAGGGGGGTTACTTGTTACACTAGCAGCTGGATTCGTAACGCCAGCTATCATTCCTGGTTCGATGCAATGTCTTATTTCGTTGTAGTCCATTGGGATCTCCGGAGGAAGTCCATCTCTGTTCTTTGCATCCCAACATGGATGGTGAGATGTATACATCACTCTGTGGCCACCTTGAACCTTGTTCTTTCCTTTGTCAGCACCTTGGCCATCAACATTGACCACATAAGTCTTATAGTTGGCAAAGAGGACCATGTCAGCCCATTCCTTCACTAGTGGAGCGGTCTTTTTCTGAAGTTTAAGTTCCCATCTATCGTAGGATCCCATTTCATCTGGCTGATCAAATTTTCTCATGGTTGCATGAGCATTTAAAACTACATTCATTCCTACTTCAATTAGATCTTCAAGTAGATTAAGAAGTCTTCCAAACTCTTCAGCTAAATATGTGTAACCCTTTCCCCATCCAAAACCTTCTATACCGTTCTGTTGATGCTTTGAACAAATTTCATTGATGCATAGTATCTCGGCCCAGTCAGCAGTATCAAGTACCAATGTCTGATATTCAGTTCTATTCATCTTGAAGTACTTCAACTGTTCTATCAACATTGAAAAACTTGAAGGTCTGTCCGTTCTTGCAACATCCAGTTTCTTTGTACTACCCTCAGTATCTACAAAGACTGGCTTTGGAAACATACTGGCCAGAGTTGACTTTCCTATCCCCTCAGGTCCATAGATTACTACCTTCTGAGGACTTACAATCTTTCCGTGTGTTATATTCATTAGAACTCTCCTACTTTGAATTTTGGTGCTTCAAATATCGGTGCATCCTCACCAACTACATAACCATCTTCAATAATTATGCTGCACTCATCTCCAGTTGAAACTCTTGTAGCAATGACCTGTAAATCTTCCTGCTCTAACCATGCTCCAAACTCTTGAAGTGTATCTGTATCCATCTGCTCCAATTTATCCATCAATACGAAACCGCAATCAGGATTAAGTTTCCTTACAATTGACGTGGCAACTTTTAGCTGCTCAGCTCCAGACATGCAATCCCACTTGTTCCCCAGGTAAGTTAATTCTCCATCTACTACGGAAAGTCCAGGAAGAGGAAGATTTGCATTCTTGAGAAGGTCCGTCTTCTCTTTCCTCACAGCCTCTATATCCTTGGTGAGTCCTACATACTGTTTATCGAATTCTTTGGCATCGTCTTCAGCCTTTCCTTTGTCCAGATTCGCTCTAACTTTAAGGTTAATTGTTTCAATATCTGAAATGTTCTTTTCTAGTTGTTCTGTACTTTCGTCTTGAAGTTCTGTGACAGTCAGGTTTGCAACTCTGATATCTTCTTCAATTACATTTTTTGCCTTAATCATTTCAGCAAACTTCTTTTCTGTATCTGCTATAACTGAATTCGCATGAATAAGCCTGTTTTGATTTGATTCAAGCTGATCTCTTTTCGTTTTGTTTTCACCATTCTTTGCAAGGATCTGTTGTTGCTGCTGAATTAAATCAGTAATGGACACCAGGTCTTCAGGTGCATCCGGGTACACTTCCATCTCTTTTGCATATTTCTTTTTTTGGTCAGCTATCTGGCCAATGGAAGTTCTATTGTTATATATCTTCTGCTCCTTTGTTTCCAGTTCATAAAGTTTTTCACCTACTCCAATGATTTGAAGCAAAGTATTTGCCTTTTCCTTGTTGTTGGAGTTCATGAACTTTGGAAGATCTAAGGCAAGCTGGTTGATAAACTCATCAAGTAGATTCTGGCCAGCTTTATTGCCGTTCATGTCAATTACTTTTAAGTCACTGTTCTTGCCTTTTCGCTCAATCTTAAGGCCATTGCTTAATGTCAAATTTAACATTGGAGGGATGACTGATTCCCTACGCTGAGACTCTGAAGGTTTATGTCTATTGCCACCAAGTGCCCAAGCTAATGCATCAAGAACTGATGTCTTTCCCTGGCCATTCTTCCCACCTATTACCGTCAACCCTGAAGCTGATGGTTCTGCCCTAACTGCTTTAACTCTCTTTACATTTTCGATTTCAAACTTATTTATTTTAATGCTCATATATCCTCCTAGTATTTGATTAGTTCTTTACCGTTTCCAAAATTCACTACCATAAGTGTAGATCCGCAGATACACTTAATCATTCTATGATTCTTGATGTGATGTTCTCTTTCACACTCTGGACACTTTA